AAAGGTGTAGTTTATGGACGCCTCTACGGTGCAGGCGTGGAGAAGCAGGCTATGACGGCTGGAGTACCAAAAGCTCAGATGCAAGCTGTATCAGATGCTTTTGATCTACGCTTCCCCGGAATGACCCTGTTCCAGAAGCAGGTTGAAGATGTTGGTATGCGACGTCTTCGTGCCGAAGGCCAGGGTTACGTGAACACTTGGACTGGACGTCGCCTACCTTGCGATGAAGACCGTGTCTACACTCTTACCAACTACCTAATCCAAGGTGGGGCAGCGGAGATCTTTAAATCAAACCTAGTAAAGCTGGACAAGGCAGACCTAACAGAGTTCTTGATTGTTCCAGTACACGATGAAATCGTGCTCAATGCCCCACGCGAAAGTGCTGAAGAAATCAAGCAGCTTGTACGCGAGTGCATGACCACACGCGACGGATGGGCTGTACCCCTAACAGCTGATGTCGATGGACCTCTAGAAACATGGGGAGATAAATACTAATGAGACACATTCTTTCAGTAGACCCAGGAAAAGCTACAGGGCTTTCCTACTTCACCTTCGATGCACAGAATGACCCAGAGATGCTCTGGTCAAAAGAAGTCCAACAGCACGAGTACGCCGATCCAATCCGAAAAGCGTTTGCCTATTCGCAGTCTCAGGGAGTAAAGCTCGAGGTTGTGTGTGAGCGATTTACAATCAACGCACAGACCGTACGAAACTCACAAGCACCGTTCTCACTAGAACAAATCGGCATCTTGAAGCAAATCATGCTAGACAACGGCAGAATGCCAGACGAGATTATTTTTCAGTCTCCGGCAGACGCAAAAGCCATGTTTAGCAATGAAAAGCTAAAAACGCTAGAGTATTGGCATCGAGGTGGCGAAGGTCACGCACTTGACAGCATCCGCCATGGGCTACTAAGATTAGTAAAAAGTGGTTGGAAACCACTAAAACTTCTAAAATAATAGAGATACTATCGCGTTTTGCAAATAATATTTCCTAAAATGTGATAGTATGTATGTAGAGACGAAAGGAACAACAACATGTCCGTAGGAGTAGAGCTGGATGAATCCGGCAAATACATCCTTATTACTGCCGATTGGCGATTCAAGGAGCTCTGCAAGAGCCTGCCTGGGTCCTCATACGACAACAAGCTGCAGATGTGGAAAGTACCAACATCATGGTCAGCATGTCTAGCACTTCGATCAACCTTTAAAGACGATCTCGTTCTTGGCGACAGCATTCGAGTCTGGGCCGGAGAAGAGCGAGCAAGTCGAGTAGACCCAAGCAATCTATTGCGCGATCTAGAGCAACTACCGGACGGCGAAGGAGACGAGGACTTGTTCCCACACCAGCGTGCTGGCGTAAAGTTTCTAGCGACTGCTCGCCGCGCACTTCTTGCCGACGAACCAGGTCTTGGTAAGACCGCTCAGGCCATCCGCGCACTTAAAAAGATTCAAGATGATGGCGGAGAGCCATTCCCAGCACTTATTGTTTGCCCTAACACGCTTAAGAAGAACTGGAAGCGTGAGTTCGAGAAGTGGTGGCCAGGCGTTACAGTCCAGGTTATCAAGGGAACCGCGACCCAGCGTCGTAAGCAGTTTGAAGAATCGGCTGACGTCTACGTAATCAACTGGGAATCACTACGCTCCCACTCACGACTTGCACCTTATGGTGCAATCGCACTAGCTCGATGCTCCGCATGCGGCGGCCTAAATGAGAGCATTACAGAAACCCGATGCGAAGTTCATCAGCGTGAACTCAACGGCATCGACTTCAAGGCCGTGATTGCTGACGAAATGCACCGATCGAAAGACCCTAAGTCCAAGCAGTCTCGCGCTCTTTGGGCAGCTACCGGCGATGCAGACATTAGATTTGCACTAACTGGTACTCCAATCGCAAATAACGTTCTTGATATGTGGGCAATCTTGCACTGGATTTCCCCAGAAGAGTGGCCCAGCAAGACCAAGTGGATTGATCGCATGGTCAATACAATGCTCAACGCATTTGGTGGCATGATGGTTCTTGGTGTAAAGCCTCACATGGAGCAAGAGTTCCACGCTGCAATCAACCCACGTATGCGCCGCATGCTTAAGCAGCGTGTACTTCCATGGCTACCAGAGATGATGTTTGAGCGTCGCGACGTAGAGATGTCTGCTAAGCAGGCAAAGGCCTACAAAGACATGCGTGACAACATGATTGCCGAGCTAGAGGGCGGAACCGGAGCAGTAGTTGCTCCAAGTGTTCTAACTCAAACAACTCGACTACACCAGTTTGCTAGCTCCTTTGCTGAGATTACAGTAGACGAAGCTGGAGAAGAAAAAGTTGTATTAGCAGAACCATCCTGTAAGGTAGATGCTCTGATGGATGATATCAAGAGCGGTGACTTTGGAGACGACTCTGTTGCGGTTGCAGCAGTATCTCGACAGCTAATCGAACTCTTGAGCGCACGTCTGACCAAAGAGGGTATTGCTCATGGTCTTATTACTGGAGCTCAAGACGAAGACGAGCGACAGAAGGCTATTGACGACTTCCAGTCTGGCAAGACTAAGTGGATTCTATTCACGGTCCAGGCTGGCGGCGTGGGCGTCACCTTGACAACTGGTCGTCGTCTTGTTATGCTACAGAGACCGTGGTCACTCGTGGACCACAAACAAGCTCTAGACCGCATTCACCGAATCGGTTCAGAGATCCACGACTCCGTAATCATTATGGACTACGTGACCGAGGGAACTATTGAAGAACGTGTTCTTCAGGTTCTTGAAACCAAAGCTGATAACTTCGAACAGATTGTCCACGACAAGGCAAAACTTTTGGAGTTGCTAAAAGATGATAAGGCTGGTAAGCTCTAAACATGAATGACGAAACGACACCAGAAGTAAAAACACCATACACGCTCTCTAACTCAGAGATCCAGGTGTTCAAAGACTGCCGACGTAAGTGGTGGCTAAACTACTACCGACGCCTGCAGCCTAAGCAAAAGGACTACACGGGAGCCCTAGCACTGGGCTCACGCATCCACGAAGCTCTAGACCAGTACTATTCGTCAGATGGCGAGATCGGTCTCCTAGAGGCTCACGCTGCCCTTGTAAAAAAGGACATGGAGACGCTAATCAATGAGTACCGCGACACCTCGGACCTAGAGGCTGAAGCAGAGCTAGGTCGCATCATGCTAGAGGGCTATATTGACTGGATGGACGAAGAAGGCATCGACTCTAACCTAGAGAAGATCTCTAATGAAGAGATCATTACTATGCCTCTATTCGACGGTGACGTTATTCTGCAAGGTAAGCTCGACATGCGAGTTCGCCGCAAGAACGATGGCGTGCGTATGTTCCGCGACTTCAAAACTGTTGGTGGTTCGTTCGCGGACTTTGCTAACCAAGCACAGATGAACGAACAAATCCTCACCTACATGCTCCTAGAGTCTGCACAAAACAAGGAGCCTGGCGAACGCTCTGAGGGTGGCATCTTTACCATGCTAAAGAAAGTAAAGCGTACCGCTAACGCACGTCCCCCTTTCTACGAACAAATCGAAGTTCGACACAATGTTTTCACTATGCGTGCTTTTTGGCAGCGAATCCATGGTACGATTAGTGATCTGATGACCGTCAAGAAAGCTCTTGACGCTGGATCAGACCCAAATTTCGTGGCTTACCCAAGCCCCGGAAAAGACTGCAAATGGAAGTGTCAGTTCTACAGCATCTGTCCTATGATTGATGACGGTAGCGCAGCTGAGGCAGCTATTGAGCAGATGTATGTGGTCTCCGACCCATACGGTTACTACGGTAAAGACGAAGAGAAGAAAGGAACAGAGTAAGCATGTCAGATGTACAGCGTTCTCTAACCCTCATGGTCTATGGCGAGTCCAAGGTAGGTAAATCTACCTTTGCTGTCACAGCTCCATATCCTCGCCTAATGCTAGACGTGGAGGGCGGCCACCGCTTCCTTCCAATCAACGTTCGGTATTGGGATCCAATGCGCGAGGAGCCACCAGTGGCTGACGGCACTTGGGACACAGTTGTAGTCCAGGTACGTGACTACGACGTCGTTATGAAGACATTCCAATGGCTTCAGAGCGGCAAGCACCAGTTCAAGTCCTTGATCATCGACTCCATTTCGGAGCTTCAGGTCAAGTGCATGGACAACATCGCTGGTACAGAGCAGATGAAGATGCAGCAGTGGGGCGAACTACTTCGCCACATGGGTGCTCTACTTCGTGACCTCCGTGACCTTACGATGCACCCAACTCAGCCCCTCGAGGCTGTAGTTCTGACTGCCATGGCACGCCGTGGCCAGGATGGACGTATGCACCCGTATCTACAAGGTCAACTTGCAGTACAGGCACCATACTTCTATGACGTTCTCGGTTACATTGCAATCGAGACCATCCAGAATCCGGACCCAACTGGTCTGCCGTACAAGGCTCGTCGCATGTACGTTGAACGTACTGACGAGGTTGAGGCAGGCGAGCGTGTCCAAGGTCGTCTCGGCTCGATTGTTGAGCAGCAGAACCTTGGCGTTGAGCGCATGCTCGACATGATCTTCGGTGAAAAGACCGAAACAAAAAAGAAGCCAAACCAGGCTTCGGCATAACCCCACTCTAGAGTAAGGAAATAAAACAGTGAGTTCACTCAACTGGGCCGATTTAGTAAAAGACGCCGGCGAGGCCACCGGTAACTACGAGCCGCTACCAGATGGCGACTACGACCTCAAGGTAATTGAGGCCCCAGCCGGTACTACCAGCACTGGCAAGACCATGTTCAAGCTAAAGGCACAGGTCCAGTCGGGCCCACACGCCAACCGCTTGATCTGGGACAACATCACCATCTCCCCTGAGAACAAGAACGCTCTAGGCATCTTCTTCTCAAAGATGGGCGCACTGGGCATTCCAAGCGAGTTCTTTACCAAGAACAACCCTTCGAACGCACAGATTGAAGAGACCCTAAAGGGTCGCACCTTCCGTGCTCAGATTACCTCTGAGCTATACCAGGGAGCTAAGAAGAACAAGATTGGCCGCTACTACATGCCAACCGCCGGTTCTGCTCCTGTAGCCGCCCCAGCAACTCCTTACGAGATGCCAGTAGCAGCTGCACCAGCCCCAGCCCCTGCTCCAGCTCCGGCTCCAGCCCCAGCTCCAGCAGCCCCAGCAGACGCTCCGTTCTAGTCTGTAGGGAAGTGAGGGGGGTATCGCTTTATTGGCGATACCCCTCTAACTAATTTAGAAAAGATAAGGTATGGCAAAGATTTATTTAACAGGCATGACTGCCTCACAAGCATCACCAAGCGCAAACATAAGAAGTCTGGCATTCGCCGGGGTTATGAATAAAGTTCTAACGCACGGTGGTCACGAGGTAGTTTGGGGCGACCCAGACCTAGACGTAACAAAAGACTTTTTTGATCAATATGATTTGGTCCTAGTTGGAGTGGGCCCTGTAACTAGCCTAAGCGCAAACAGGGTATACGGAGCACTAAACACCATAGACATTCTTTGGCAGTCACCAAAGCTCAGACTATTTCTAGACGCCCCAGGCACATCGCAAATCGGGGCTAGCTTAAGAGCAATCGACTCAAACCCGACTAACTTGCTAAAAGAGTTTTACTCATACAGAAAAGGCTACAAAGAGGTAGTCTCCAACGTCGCACTCTCTTCAAGAATCTCAAATGCAGCTCACAATCTGGCCGTAAATCAGTGGCCAACAACTCTATACCC